ATCAAATATAAATAAAGATGAACCTGATACTGCTAAGTCACCAGTTCTTCCAGAGTGGCTACCACTTGGTAGTCCTACATATGGTAATGGGTTTAACGGGTCTAAGTGTAATAAGTTTGTTATTGATACACTACCTGTCACTCCTAATGAACCTGTAATTTGTGCTGAGCCAGTGAAAGGAAAATCTAAAGATGTTCCGCTAGTTCCTGTCAAACCAGATGTACCAGAAGTTCCATTGCTTCCATTTAAGCCACTCGTACCTGAAGTTCCATTAGTACCATTGATACCGCTAGTTCCGTCCAATCCTGAGGTTCCTGATACGCCTGAAGTTCCATTAGAACCGCCAGCTCCACTCAAGCCTGATGTACCCGATGTTCCATTTATTCCTGAAGTACCTGAAGTACCAGGAGCTCCTTCTCCACCACTTACTCCCGAAGTTCCACTAGTGCCATTAGCACCATCAACTCCGTTAGTTCCATTTATTCCTGAAGTTCCGTTTATTCCACTCGTCCCACTCACACCGCTAGTACCTGAAGTACCAGACGAACCTCCATCTCCAGTTATACCAGAAGTACCCGAAGTTCCACCAGTACCATCTATACCATTCGTTCCGTTTGTACCATTGATGCCACTCGTTCCGTTTGTACCAGAAGTACCCGAAGTACCTTGTGGTAATTGTGCTACTATTACGATTAACTCTTGATTATTACCAAATGAGTAAGAACCGGTTATGTGTGTAGCTGGGAATGTCCAATATGAGTTAGGCGAAGTTTCTACACCAGTACCGAACTGCCATTTTTGGAAGTTAGTTGAATTACTAATATCCTGTATTATAATTGTTGAACCAGACGGTATAAGTGATAGGAATAAATCCACATCTACGCCATCTTTTGTTTCGTGATTTATATTAATTTGTGATGATGAAACTTGCGTTGCGTTATTCCAAAGAATGTATGTGTTACCAGGGTTACCTGATATATCATTTGTGTTTGCTTTATAATCAAAGAATGTATTAGATTGTCCATCAACGCCTGATGTACCTGATACACCGCTAGTACCCGAAGTGCCATCCGTACCCGATACACCACTAGTGCCATTACTACCATTCAAACCGGATGTACCATTTACTCCACTTGTGCCATTCAAACCGGATGTACCATTTACTCCACTCGTCCCACTTGTACCTGAAGTACCTGAGCTTCCTCCATCACCTGTTATACCTGAAGTACCTGAAGTTCCATTAGAACCAGCTGCTCCATTAGTACCATTGATACCATTCGTACCATTAATACCCGAAGTTCCTGCCAATCCATTTGTACCATTTATTCCTGAAGTTCCATTTAGACCTGAAGTGCCCGAAGTTCCATTAGTGCCGCTTGCACCAATTGAACCTGTTAATGCCATTGAATCTATCATATCAGTATTAAAATCTCTCAATAACGCTGGGGTAATTAAACCAGCCGTATTATCAGGGAAGTTACCTTGATTTACCGCTTCTAATTGGGTTTTATTGTATATAGCCATATAAAGTTATATTTGATTATTTTGTTGTGTTTGTGAATAAGGAACTTCCGTTTGTCCGATACCTTGCTCTATTAGAGCACCATTACAGCACTTACGTGAGTATGTGTTTGATTTAATACACAAACATGCTCTACGATTATTTTTCGGAGAGCTCTTTCCCCTCGTCGGTCCTAAATACACGCCCGAAGTTGCTTGGAATCTAGCTAAGTAAGCTGGTGTTGGCATAATCTAATGATTTTACTCATTTAACAACGATAGAGGTAAAAGTATTCGTTATTATTTTGTTTTTGCTAAAGCCTCTTTATGTAACATGTTTTGTAACTGATTATAATCTGATTGATAAGCTAAGAATAACAAGCATTGTTCTAATGGTAATTCAGCAACTTCACTCATTCCCCTGATATCTCCGTTCGCCAATTGGACAACGGAGGAATAATTTTTCCACTTTTTTCCAAAATTGACTTGATGTTGTGAGGAATCTCCGCCGTATCCATCAAAGATTTCTGGATAGAACTCGGCAAGTCCGTTAATAAACGAACAAAAAAAAACAATGCTCCGTAATGTACATCCATTGGAACTTCTAAAAATCTATCCTCATTTATATAACCATCGTATGTTTTAATCTCATATAGAGTTCCTGTCTTAGATGTAACAGGCCTGTATAGAATACTCATTATCTTAGCCCAATTCTCATCAATAGTAAATGTATCGTATTTTGCAATGTCCAAATAAGCACCATAAGCCATCTTTGATAAGTTAGGCTCAAATCCGTATTCAACACCATTTATTGTAATAAACTTTTGTAATTCAAAATCAGTCTGACCCATAAACCCTACTAAATCATTTTTAATATTAGTAAAGGTTTCGGTATCCAATTGTGTTAGATACTCTACATTAAAGCCACATAGGTGATGCATTAGACATGCCACATAAGCATTTTCTTCTTCACCATATACTTTCAAATCTCTTTGTAAGTTAAGGTATTGTTTTAAGGTGATTGCTGACCATTCCTTTGGTACTGTTATCTTTATCTCTTGTTTCATATTATCTTTGGTTTTTCTTTTCTCTATATTGTTCAGGGTTAATAAGGTCTAAGCTTGTATTGATTACTTGGGTCTTAATGTTTGTAATATCTACTGTGTTTACCCTATCACTCATTAAGTTTTGTAATCTTGCGTTTAGAGAATTACGTTGTTGTACTGTTGCCATTAATGCTGATTTTGCTTCTCGCAAATCCTCCAATAGTTTATGATTGATTGCTTCAGTATGGGCTACATACTCTGCCATTGCCATAAAATCTTCTTTTGTAAGATTGTCTAAATCTAATTTTTCATTTTCCATATTATCTAATTGTAATTGTGTATTTTCCTCTATTTGCTGCAGCTTGGGATAATGTCATCATAGCCACATAACGAGCAGCATCTAATAAGTGATTGTTAAAATCAACAGGCCTATCTAATATCTTACCAAACCTATCTTGCTCCCACTCATAGGAATAGAACTCATTGATTAGGTTCTGACAACTCTTAGGTATCTTTATTTTATAATTCTGCAATACACCTATACCAAAGTTAATACTATCCTTACCCTTTGTTACAGGTCTTATATTAAAACCAGCTCTATTAATTTCTTCTATTAGTCTTGGTTCGGATGAGTCTGCCCAAATTGGTTCTCTATCTCTTACAGCACCTTTTAACATTTCTATTATCTCACTAGTAACCATTCCTTTCTCATAGCAATGCTCTAAAATGTATAGCTCATTACCATTCATCTTCCATAAACTTACCAGGGCATTGGGGTCATTTGCGTAGCCGAAATCAAGGCCCCATGCCACAAACTGAGCTTCTTCAGGCAACCACTCTACTAATTCAAATTCAAAGATTGCTTTATCGTTTGTAGTGTACTCACCCTTTGTATATACCTGATATGCTTTAGGGTTTGTATTCTTTAAATCCTCCAATGCTCTTATTACTGAACGTTCTAAGTAAGGGTTATCCTTATATGAAGAAAAGTATCTAGTACAATCCTGCATCTCACGAAGCCAGTGCCAAGGGCTTACCGTTGGATTATAACTCAATATAATCTTTCCGGTGGTCCTTATCTGGAGCTGAAGATAACTTTCTGGGTCTACCTCCGAACTTTCTTCTATCCAGAGTATATTTGATTTGACGCCACGTAATTTTTCGGCGTTGTCTGTACTGATGAATTGTATTTGTGATTCATTATAGAACGTATATGTCCTATCGGAAATATTAAAATCATTATCGTTCCATATATCCATTGATTTCATTATCTCTTGGAAATCGCGCATTACGGTTCTCTTTAAGCTCGGGATTGTTTTACGAACAATTGTTATTAGCTCTTTCTTTTGAAGTGCTTGTACTATTAACCATTGAATGCATGCAAAAGTCTTTCCAGACCTTGAGCCGCCAACCAAATGACAAACTCTAGTAGGGCAATCATCTATGTGCTTATAACTGATGGTTGTATTAACTTCCAGATTCATCTACTACCTTTTGTGTAATGTTTACGGATATTTGTTGAACTCTTTGTTCTATCTCTGCTTTCACTTCCGTTCTGCTTAACTTAGGTATCATATACTCCATAATCTTCAAAGCAAGCTCAATAGCTTTCTCTGGGTCTTTCTTTCGTATCTTTTCTAAATCTTCGGATAGGTAGTTAAGCGTGTTGTTAGTAGCCCGAGCAAGGTTTAATTTCATTTGCTCCGTACTTCTATTCAGTGCACCTACGGGTCTGCCCGCTCTATTAATTCTTTTATCGTTCTTTTCAAATGCCATTGTAGTTGATTGTATTTAACAATATATACAGATATAACAACTTATACCACCTTTGTATTTATCGTTGAAGGAGACCACCTTAAAATCAGTTCTTGAAGGGATTAACCTTTGTCAATCTTATGTGTTGTTTAATCTTCTTTACATTTAGAAAGGAAGTACTTTTAGATATGCCAATATTCTTACTTAACTTATCTAATGTCATCTTCTCATCACTAAAGAAATATAATTCAGCTAATCGGGCTGAACTCCACATCTTTGTTCTTTGTAATTCCTGTATCTCATTTACTATATCATCATAGCACTTTTGTACTTTGTTATCTAGCTCCTCATCATAACTCTCATCTGCTTCATCATAGTAATCAGGTAGGGATTGTATCTTACCATTACTCTTTACCATATTGATGTGACGAGTTCTTAGGAAACTGTGTAGATACATCATATTGAAATCATCCACACCATACCATATATTAGGATTACCTCTTTCCGCAATGTAAGAGTAGAGTTCTGCAACTAATTCCTTAGCCATCTCTCTACTCTTTGTAATATTGTATGCTGCTGACATTAACCAGTCATTCTTAACTCTATAAAGAATGTCCAGCCTTCTATTGTTTTCTTTTTGTATTTCCTCTATCTTCATTAGATTCTATCACTTACAAATTTTCTCAACTCATCAATACATCTAGCCCATAATCCGCCTGATGATTTACAACTGCATGGTTGTGGTTCTTTGTTACCTCTAATTTGTGTGCATCTACTCCACATCTTACTCATTAAGTGTTCCGGTAAATGCATTGTTACTGATGATAGTTCTTCTCTCATTAAGTTAAACTCTACCTCATCAAAGGGTGCGTATTTGTTTTCCATTTAGTATAATTTTATTCCGTTACATTCTCCATCGTATTCAGGGTTAGTTAGTTTGTTTAGCCATTCTTTTCTTTGGCAACATCCACATTCATTCTTTCCGAATACCTTTTTTGCTATCCATAAGGCAATTCTTTCACCTTGTCCCATTGTTAGAAATTCTATTAGTAATTCTAACCACGTTCCTAATTTAATCCATTTCATACTGTTGTTGGTTTATTCTTTCTTAATCCTTTACCAGCGTAACGAATTGGTTTCTTTTTATATAACTTCTTACCTGATGATAAAGTAGCACATAACGATTGATGTGAGAAACCATTTACAATAGCACATTCTTTAATTGAATTGTACTTAATTCCGTCATAATAAATAGGACGTGTTACTGATTCTCTACCTAACACTACAAAAGCATGTGTCATATTCTCACCTCTTGTCATCCATTCTAAATTCTCAACTCTATTGTCCTGCTTCTTGCCATTGATATGGTTTACCTCCAATGGTATCTCTTTATCATCTGCATCATAAGTTGGT